GTATGAGTGTTGGTCAGAACAGTGAGAGAAAAGTCTTAGATTATGGGCATGTGCGCTTGGTGGATCACATGGGATCTGATTTGTCATTGGTCCGTTCTGCCAGGGTCAGCTATGATGCCGTTTGGCGCACCGGGATTGATGCAGGCAAAGATAAAAAACTGATTCAATATCTGATAAAAAATCGTCATACCACACCACTTGAATCAGTCACCTTTACCTTTGATGTGAAAGCTCCGATCTTTGTCTTTCGTCAATGGCATCGGCATCGGACCTGGGCCTACAATGAGGTTTCTGCTCGTTATACGGAACTACCTGAAGAATACTATGTGCCTGAAGTCGAACAGATCACCACACAGTCGGCCTCCAATAAGCAAATGCGAACTGATGAAGTGAATACGGAGGCGGCATGGATGCAGGAAGAGATGCGGAAACAGAATAAGTCCTCCTTTGCGTGTTATCATGCCTTGCTGGCCAAAGGTTGCCCCCGCGAACTCGCCCGCACCGTATTACCTGTGGCTACATATAGCCAGATGTTCGGCACCGTGAACCTGCATAACTTGTTTCATTTTCTTGGTCTCAGAAATCACAGTCATGCCCAGCACGAAATTCGGGTCTACGCCCAGGCCATGTTGGATTTGATTCGTCCTATCGTTCCCCTGGCGGTTGAGGCCTGGGAAGAACTTCACATTGTTTCAAAATAAAGGAATAGATTATGTTTGAACCTCAAGGATTCTCCCTGAAGATTTTCAAAGATCGTTATGCGTTTACCCCCGAAGAAACATGGCAAGAAGCCTGTCTCCGTGTGGCCCATCAGATGGCCATAGCTGAAGCCCCAGCCAAACAAAAATGTTATGTGGATCGATTCTATGAGATCCTTTCTTCCAATGTGTTTGTGCCAGGTGGTCGAATCTGGTATAACTCAGGGCGCACCAATCCTCAGTTACTCAATTGTTTTGTCCTTGATCCAAACAAAGATAGCAAAGAAGGTTGGGGTAAGTCGGCTTATGATATGATTGTTACCAGTATGACAGGAGGTGGTTGTGGAGATGATTTCAGTGATGTTCGTCCCCGTGGTGCATCCATTGCCGGGCAAAGAGGGGCCGCGCCTGGTGCCGTGGAACTCATGCGGCTCATCGACGGATGCGCTCAGCCCATTCGTAATGGTGGTCAACGGCGTGTCGCACTTATGTTCTCCCTCGACCTTTCTCATCCCGACATAGAAGAATTCCTCTCTGCCAAACTCGTCAAAGGTGAACTCACCCATGCGAATGTCAGTGTGCGATCCCGCCATACCAAAGCCTTTATCAAAGCCGTGAAAGATGATGGGGAAATCGAACTGCATTGGAAGGGAAAATACAAGCGGCAGATCAAGGCGCGAACATTATGGAATACCATTGTCCAGAATGCCTACAACTCGGCTGAACCCGGGTTCCTCAATTGGGAACTGGTTGAGCATGAATCCAACATCTATTACATTGAAGAACTGGTCACCACAAACCCCTGTGGTGAGTTGGCATTAGCCTCAATGGAACCCTGTTGTCTCGGTCATATTGTCTTGTCTCGTTTTGTCGTCAATGATGATATCGATTATCCTGCCCTGGGTGATACGATTCGCCTGGCCGTACGCTTCCTCGATGATGCCCTCTCAGTGAATCATTTCCCATTGAACGACATGAAAATTAAGTCCAGCAACCTTCGCCGCATTGGATTAGGCACAACTGCATTAGCCGATACCCTGGCTCTCTTAGGCTATCGCTATGGTTCAGAAGAAGGCAATAAGTTTGTGGATAAACTCTATCGGTTTATCTCCAAGGCCGCCTATGAAGCTAGTGTCTTATTGGCTGTTGAGAAAGGCGCCTTCCCACTGTGCAATCCTCTCAAGCATGTGGAATCAGGATTCATGAAACGGATGCCTTCCAAAACAAAATCATTGGTCTTGGAGCATGGGATTCGGAACTGTGCGATCTTGACGCAAGCGCCTACTGGTACGGTCAGCATTCTCTCAGAGAATTGTTCCTCGGGTATCGAACCGATGTTTGCTCCGGCCTATGAACGCCGCTATTGGGAAGGTGATGAACGCAAATTAGAATTGGTCTTCCATCCGCTGTTTGAAGAGTTCATGCTTGAACATAAGAATGTGGATCATTTTGTGGGCACTCATGACCTCACGGTACGCGATCATCTGGAAGTCCAGCGGATCATTCAAAAACATGTGGACAATGCGGTGAGTAAGACAATCAATTTGCCCCATGATTATCCCATAGAAGACATGGAGAAACTGTGGCTTGAGTATCTACCCCATCTCAAGGGTACCACCTTCTATCGTGAAAAAACGCGAGGCTATATAAATGCAGCGGGTGAAGTGGAAGAACCACCATTGACCGCGATCCCATTGAAGGATGCCAAGAAACGATTCAAAGACATTCATACCACAGGCACCGAAGCGGTCATGGAATGCCCCAGTGGTATTTGTTCGATCTAGGAGGCGATGATGCAAAACTGCGGTACCTGTGCGTGGTCAAATGTCATGGAGATGTCACAAGGTGAGGTCACGGAAGTCCGATGCAACCACCCTACAGTAGAGTTGATGCGAATGTCTGAGGAAGTACCCGATTGGATTATTGATAAGAACACCTTTCGACCTTCTGCCGGGCAAGACTGTGGTGCCTGGCGCGCCCGCAGGAATGAAGCCCCGGTGAACGCATGAACGATTGGAGATGGCATCTAGGGTGTGGTCTTGCGAGAGTGGGTGGCTATATTGTCGATCTTGGTGCCTGGATTGCGTGGAGAAGACGATGCAACTGATCTATAAAGGCGGATATAAGTATCAGGTGTGTTATGACTATGAGCATACGTTGCCCACATACTTTCCGCGAGTTCCCAAGGAAATCACGACCGATTATCTCTGGTTCTGCTCTGATCGTATTCTGGTCGTCAAGAAAGGCTATGCCTGGGACGGCCCATCAGGTCCGACCTGGGACACACCAAGTTTTATGCGTGGATCATTAGTGCATGATGCGCTCTATCAGTTATGTCGATTGGGTCTGGTCGAGAAGAATATCTATCGTCCTCTGGCAGATCGTCTCCTCAAAGAATTGTGTATTGAAGATGGTATGTGGCCTATTCGTGCGAAGTATACCTATTATGCTGTGCGTTGGTTTGCCAAGTCTGCGGCCACGTTTGGTAAAGAAACGACCATCATCACGACACCCTAAAGGAGCCCCATGAAAATTATTCCCATGCTATTATTTGCGTGTACCCTTTTGGTTGTAGGCTGTAGTCTCCTTCCGCCTAAGTTTGATGCCACAGAATACGCGGAAATTGTGGGCTTGGCGACCTTGGCGGAAATTCCTAATTGTGAAGTCACGCAAGTTGAGCGGCTTCACACACAAAGCCGATTTACAAGAAATTATGCCCGACATCTTCCCGATAACGAGGAGACCTTCCAGTCCTTGCGGGAGATCAACGAATCGGTCGAGGCCCTTCTTGTCAGAGTGAAAACAGAAACGATTGTGAGTCCTACATATTGTCGTATGAAATATTCGAACATTGAACTGATGACCCACACGCTGCTCGATGTGGTGGGAAGAAAGCCGAGGCGATAATGATTGAACAACTAAAGACCTTATTTTTTCATCCAAATAAAGACATCGCGGATTGTGCGCTTCGATTAGCACAGGTCCATGATGCCCTAAAGAACGGAGAACTCACACCCTCAGAATATCAAGAACTCATTCAGGATCTTGAGCGTGTGGTGCGCGTGATCAATTATACCAATGCACTTGAAACCAAATTGATTCTGCAACAGAGCCTCGATATCATTGTCCTGTTGGCATCCAATGCCGGAAAAATTCTATAATGTCTTCACCACAGATTCATTGCTCAGAATGTGAAGCAACATTTGTAGTGATCTTCGATGAGGTGAGTGCCGAAGGTGAGTTGATTTATTGTCCGTTTTGTGGAGAAAAATTGAATCTCAAAGACGAAACCCCTAAGCCTGATTGGGCCTGGCAACACGATGACGATGACGAAGGATAAACGATGAGTGACTGGACCTATCAAGGAGGCCTGTTTCCCGATACCACAACTGATCTCACGAAGTTGTGGGGATTCGTGTATCTGATCGAGGATACCACCACGGGCATGAAATATTGCGGGAAAAAATTCTTTACCAAAGCCGGCACCAAACAGATCAAAGGGAAAAAGAAGAAGATCCGCAAGACCTCCGATTGGGTCGGATACTGGGGATCAAACGAAGTCCTCAAAGCGGCCATCCAACAGAACGGTACCGATCGGTATACCAGAACTATTCTCCATCTTTGCCATTCGAGGGCCGAATGTTCCTATTTCGAGGCATTCGAGATATTTACCAGACATGCGCTCCTATCGGATCGGTATTTCAATGAATGGGTATCATGCCGTATCCGAAAAGCCCATCTCAAAAAAATTCACTTGACAACCAACGTCCAATAGTGTATAATAACTCCTATGTCACTGGATAAGGCCATTGAGCACAAGAAGGAAAAACGGTGCCCATACCGTAAATCTAAATCATTCGATTCGACATGCCGAAATCACAAAAGCTGTTCCTACTGTCGCTCAAATCGAACCATCCAGACAACAAAGGCCTTGGGGACGGCACAAGAATCATTGACAGAATTTTTCAACAGTCTGGACAAGGAGTGAGGGACGATGAAGCCAGGAGATCGGGTGAAATTTATTTCTGGGTATCATGTGGGTGTCACAGGTAAACTTGAATCCTTAGACTTCAAACAAGAATCCGCCCGGGTCCGGCTAGAAGAATCTCCCAATGTAGTCATGACGGTCGACGCCAATACAATCAAGAAGATATAAACTCGGTTCCCTCACATTCACAAAAGGATTATGATCATGGCGACCTATAGTAGTGATGCAGAGATCAAGACAGATTACAAAAAGGGCAAGACGTTGGGCACCAGAGGCGCCCTGAGAACATGGCTCACTTCCATGAAGGGTATGACCTATACCAAGTATGCCTCGTTGCCTATCGAGAAAAAGGCCGAGATCATGGGGGAATACAAAATGAAACATCAAACCTCTCGCTCAACGGTGGTGGTAGCAGCAGAAGCAAAGGAGAATACCAGTGTATAATACTGCAAGTGAACGCAATGATTTTAGATGGTTTGTCGTGGCGACAGTGTTTGTCCTGGTCATAGGCATCGTGGCGCTGGTGGTGGGTTCCGTCACCCACAAGAAAACTGATGCGTCCCTCATTCGCTTGGCCATTGAACAAAAGACTGATTTGTCCCAGGTGCGATGTTTATTGAATCCCCTCATTGCGGGGTGTGATACCGTTAATTTGGTCAGGGAACTGCGAGTCGAGAGAACCCCCATGACCACGCCTGTTCCATCGGTCGTGGAGCCACTAATCCAACCATGAAATGGTCTGCGTTCACCGCCTATCAAGCACAGCGAGCCCAATACCCCGATCCGAGTTACACCTGGCCAACAGAGGTGTATGAGGACCGAGGCAGGCCGGGGACTTCTCGACCTATGACGGCCACAGGTATCTGGAGAGAAAATCCATATAAATACCCTCCGACAATTAAGTCAGAGATTGATATCATCCGTACTCCCATTGACCAAACCTTGGTCTTCCATGCCAAGATCGCGGTAT